TTTTTTTTTTTTTTTTTTTTTTCTTTCTCTCACTCAGAATCAGAACAAACCGTGACACAGTCACACTACTGTTTGTCCGCACAATGAGTTCGACATACTAAGGTACCAAACGAGGTGAAACCTCACTCATGATACTTTACCCTATGCTTAGTACTGAAGGGAAGATACTACGGTATAGTAATATAATTTACCAATACAAGGCATCCAACCTACCAAGTTGACGCACCATCAAGATTATGAACATGACGGTTAACATCATTTGTAGTGTGCCTTTCCGTGTCTTGCACCTGGGTTCCGACATTTCCATCGAGTCCAAACATTCGGTTTGACCCGTTCCTAATGGCTGCCGCTTTCATCTGCATATGAGCTTCGCGAGCTCTTGCTGGCGTTCGTGAATTTATTTCATAAAAGTCGAACGCAAAACAAGCTAAACTCATATCAGTCAAGTTTCGTTGAGAGCCATACCTAGGCATGTGTGCTCTTTTCTGATTCACCTTTGTAATGTAGGCTACCGCCAATGGCGAAAACCTTGTCATTATTTGCCTAAAGGTTGGTTTGGCGTGATCTAGCAATGGTTTTATCGGGTAGGAAACCTGCTCATTGCCATCCATCATGATCCAATTTCCGTTGATGCTTGGTGAAGTTCCGTTTTCAATGCACCACACCATCAGTCCACCAAGTAGGATTCTCATCTGTTCATCTGTCACGCCATACTCGTCTCGAACTCCCTCAAACCACTGAGCAAATTGATCATCCGTAGACCGTTTATTTGACAGGTCTTCTTGTTGTGGTTCATATGTTATCAGAAAATCGAGGTTTATTGCACTTTTGTTTTGATACTTTGGCAACTGCAACTCATTGCCAAGCTTTTTCAATCTGGGAACTGACAAAATCCCTTTCGTTCCTGCGTTCACATCTTGATCCTTCACTGTTTGGTCTGGTTTGTTCACATTCGAAGAACTGGGTTGATCTGGCTTCGCTGTCTTGTCCTGTGGCGGCAACTGAGGTGGATTATCAAACTTAGGTTGCTGCTTATCTTTCTCTTGATCTTGTTTCTTGCCAGCATCCACTATGTCATCCTTACCTTGAAATGTAACAGGTTCATCACACTCCAATTCCATTGATTCATTGATAAGTGCGAGGTACGGGTGCAGGTCTCGAGCAGTGCCATCAATACCAGTGTATAATCTCTTGAGTGCAATCTCTGAGATATATGGTGCTTTTCCTTCTCTTGCTAGATCACTGTAGGGTGTTTGATCTAAGACCCACAAATAGAATTTGCGTATCTCATTCAAAAGTTCTGTGTAGCCCCAAGCTTCAATCATAGAGGCACAAATGGCCTCTAATCGATGTTCTGGCTCAATTGCTCTGTCCCATTCTAGGATCGACACTATTCGTTCAACTTCAAGTTTTGGTATGTATAGGTCACCAACTTTATGGCCCTGATGTGACATAAACCATAACTCAGACTTCACTCTTGTTCGTGATTCGAATGTGTATTTGAGTCCAAGCTGCAGGAATAGTGATTGCATCTCGTTAAGAACATACTCAAATTGTGGATGCACAGCCAGTAGCAAATCGTCCCCGTTAA